AGCACCGACTGCACGTCCGGCGCGTCATCATAGCCCGCGTGAATCTCGTAGCGGATGGCCGCAATGCCAGCGGGAAAGCCGCCAGACAAGGACTCCACAAGACCAGTATCAGGATCATAGGCATAAGCCAGCTTGTTGCCATCACGGTCGGTCAATGATTCGATGCTCGTCACATGACGTGCGGGCAGCCGAATCACCATGCCGCCACGCGAGTTGATCACACCGCTAAGCGCAGTGTTCGGCATGACATGCCAGCCACACTCACGCCTAATCGCCGCCTGAGCAGCCTTAAGCCTGAAAGCCGCGTCGTCCTCGAAAGCCGAAGGGTCGGCAATCATGTCAGGAATCACATTCACTTCACTCATGCCGACCTCCCGTCTCAGCTCGTCTTCACCACGCCAGCAGCCACAAGACCAGCCACAAGAGCATTGACACGCTTCGCCAAATCGTTGTACGCGGCCACGAGCGCGTCATGCTCGGCCTTGGTCGGCGCATCGCCAGCGGCTACACCCACAGCGGCATTGGCATTACCAGCCGAAGCGACATTAGCCAGCTTCACACCGCCGAGAGCGTTCTCGGCGGCAGCGGGAAGCACATACGGCGCGGCGGCAGAACCACCAATGTCGGTCGGCTTGCCCTTCGCATCCACGAAGATCACATCCGCCACGGCGGCGTTCGGGTCAAGCTTCGCGGAAGCGACCGGAATCACTCGAAACTGTCGAGCCATCATTCCTCCTTACTTAAGGGTCAGCTTGACGAAAGCCTTCGGCTTGCGCACGGCCAAAGCCACACGCTCCTTGGCGCGAATGGTCACCAGATCGGAGATGAAGTCGGTGTCATTGGAATTGGTGGCCTCGACCGTCACGCCGCCCTTGCGATAGAAGGTGGCAGCGCCCTTAAAGGAGCCGACGATGGCTGTGCCGGCGTCGACAGCGGGAGTCACCACGGTGTCCAGACCCCAGAGGCGCGGAGTGATGGTCAGCGCGCCGCCATTCACGCCGTAGAACGGTCCACCGCCGATGAAATTGCCATCATTGTCCTTCTTCAATCGAATGGCCTCATAGTCTGTCGGATTGATGACAAGGGCATCCGGCATCATGCCGGTCGTGGTGGAGATCATCGACTGCGCGTGCAGTACGGCAACGTCATTGCCGGCGTCGGTAGCGGTGTATGACTGGATTCCTTCACGATTCAGCAGGCCCTTGATGTTCTTGCCGGTGCCGTCGCCGTTGAGCAGCTGCTTCTCCTCGGCGATGCTCAGATCGTAGAGCAGACGTCCATCGATGTCGGACTTTAGGAATTCGAGGTCGGTGACCATGTCGTTGGATTCCTTGATGAATCCAGCGATTGTGGATAATGCGTCGGTGTGCTCTGTCGCGTCGGCGTAATGGATCTGACTGAATTTCTCGCCTTCGCCGACGGTTTCGAAATCGCCTTCCTTTTCGCCTTCCACGTAGTAGATGATGGCCTGTCCGCTTATCGCGCCGACACCGAATAGGTTGGTGATGGTCGGACGGCGGTAAGCCTGGACGAAATTCGGGTCCACGTATGTCAACAGGGAGCCGTACACGCCGGACGGTCCGCCGGTAACCTGCGTGTCAGTGTTGGCCTTGCGGCGCGGAACCCATTCCGGTGCTGCGATTGACGCTCCCGAAACTCCCTTTATCTTCGCCAGCTGTTCGCCGATGTTCTTCACGACGAAATCGCCAAGAGATTCGCCGGATGCGGCTCCGCTCTTCTGTGTGTCCGCCAGATTGTCGGTCAATCCCGCGAAACGCTTATGCACCGCATCCACCGTTTCGATGGAATCCTGCAATTCGTGCGCTTCGGCGTTCAGACCCTTCAGCTTCTCGATGTCGGAAGCGGTGAGATTATCCTCGCCCTTGGCCAGCACCGCTTCGATGGCGGCCTTGGTCTTGGCGAGACGATCATTGAAACTCATTTGGTCTCCTTGTTGTCCTTGCCGCCAGTGACCAGTTCACGGGCGGATTTGATTACATTCAGACGCTCGGCCTTCTCAGCCTCCGCGTCCCTACCCTTATTAGGGGCAAGCTTCTTATCCTGTTGCTCGCCGGTCTTGGAATCATCCGGCTTATCTTCGTCGGAAGTGCTGGAATTGTCGGAATCAATGCCTTCCAACACCTCGTTCAGCGACGCCAATGCAGCACGAAGCTTCTCCTCGTTGGCGGAGCTGATGGCGCGACCTGACTTCACCGCCAGAATCTCGGCCTGCTGGTTCGCGGCCACCGGCACCACGCTGATCTCGAAAAGCTTGATCTGCTGGAATTCGGAATGGCCGCCCCACGGGCCGTCGCCTTTTTCCGTGATCCACGCGGTCTTCGTCGGCACGAAGCCGATGCTCATCTGATGGACCCTGCCATCCTTGAGCAGGTCGTAAGCCTGCTGGGCGGTTGGATTATCCTCGATGTCGAGCTGGGCCGAGATGAGCAGGCCCTTCTCGTCCTCGACGGCGCTCAAGGTGCGTCCGATGATGTCGGTCGGCTTGCCGTCCTGATGGTTCCAATGGATCGGGATGCCGGCTCCGCCGGCGTAGTCCTTCTCCAAGGTCTCCGCGAAAGCGCCTTTGGCGATCACGTCCCCCTGCAGGTCCTTGTTGCCGAAAGTGCTGGCGTAGCCGCTGAAAACGCCTTCGCCAGCCGAATCATCCAAGGATTTCACGTTGAATCTGAGCTGTTTGAGATTCATTGTCCTTCTCCGTTCACTGGATTGTTCTGTTGCGCGTTCTGCGTCCTGCCGCCATCCTGCGGGCTGGGCTGTCCGCCGGTTGCCACATTCAATGGCGTCACCAATTCGTCGCCACCATCGAGCTTCGGATAGTTGAGGATGCGCCGCGCCTCGTTCGTGGTCATGAAGCTGCGCCCCGTGGCCGTGCTGAGCGCCTGATACTGCTCGGAGAACGTGCCGCGAAGCTTCGCATCCACATTCGCTTCGATGTAGGCGTCCGGCTGGCCGAGCGCGTCAGGCAGCAGCAGATTGAGCGACTGTTCGAACGCCACGATGTACGGCATCAATTCCACATTCCACATCTGCTCCTTGAAGGAAGCGATGTTGGAATTCGTGCCGCTGCGAAAGCCAAGATTCTCCGGCGCGATATGGAAAGCGTTGGCCACGTCTATGCGAATTCTGTCCCTCGCATCAATGTCCTGCATGTCGATCGGCTTGAACGCGTCCACTGTCTTGATTTCCATGCCGTCGTTGAGCAGGGGCCAGCCACCGGCGAGATTGCCTCCAGCCTTGTAATTGCGCATGCCCTGCACGAATTCGTCCTGCGCCTCCTGCGACGGCCACGGCATCTCCTTCGGACGCGAGATGTACGCCGGAATCTGACCGCCGTTCTTGGCAATCGCACGACGATATTCGGCCATCTCACGCGCCTCCGCCAAAAGCGGTGCGAGAGTGCCGGACACCGGAGAACCGCCGATGCCGGACGTGCTGTACCCCACATCAAGCAGAATCTGCGGGTCTGGCAGCTTGAAATACTGGCTTCCTTCCGGCTGTCCGGTGCTGATCTGCACGCCGGTGATCTCATCAAGAGTATTGCCGGAAAGCGTGAAATTCTGCACCGGAATACGCCGCAGCCACAGTCTGCCGGACTGCTTGTCGGCATCGAGCAGGCACAGCCACCGATCATTGAGCAGGCCATCGCAGAGCAGCGAGTAGAAGAATCGGTAACGTGTCATGCCAGGAAGCACACTCGGCTTGGCCATCAATTGCGCCAACGGGCTTGTGGTATCCTCCACGCGGTCACCGTCAGGCTGGCGAGTGTAAACCTTGAACGGCATACTGGCGATATTCCGCGCGATATGGTCAATGACGGTGCGCACCGCCGCCTCTCGCTCGTAGACTCCGGCGCCGAACCAATCGATTGGCAGCTGCGCGACCTGCGAAATGTTCACTGGCGATTCGGAGAACTTCTGGGCCACAGATACCGGGCTTTTCTTGAGCCATCTGGAAAAGAACCCCATGAAACCTCCTCACTGGGTCATACGACTGTGAAATGGGTCACGCTCGGCACATATTTCGGTGTCTCCGCTTCGACTTGCATGGTCTCCAACGCATACAATGCCTGAGATTCGGCAACCAAGCCGGAAATCTGCAATGCGGACTTGGTGCGGTCCCACACCTCGACCTCGCCAAGACGCCGGGATACGGCCACGCTCACCTGCTGTTCGATGGCTGGCTGCGGCAGGTGCCTGAGCTTGCCTTCGCGCACGCGGTCGAAGAAGCGGCCGCAGCACGCGCCCAACCGGAAGCCTTCGATGAGATGCACGTTCCAGCCTTTTTCGGTGAGCGGGTCGATGAAATCGACTGCCGGACAACCCTTCGACTGCACCGCAATCTCACAAATGCCCGGCCAGCTCTCACGAAGCAAATCCAAAAAGTGCGGCACCCACAGCATGCCGTCACGACGAGCAATCAACTCCACGTGCGGCAACCCGTCCGCACGCATTCCGGCAGCGGCCACATACGTGGTCTGGCGGTCGGCGCTGGTATCGACGGCCAACACCACGCGATTATCAGCCGGAATGCACGACGCATTATCAGTGCCATACGCCCACAATTTTGGATTGATGTAGGGCACGATGTCGGCCGTCACCCACTGGCATAGGACCTCGGTGCGAAATGCGGCCTCGGTCATGCCATCGATGTCGGAGCGCACGGAAGCCACGGTCATCGGCCCATAGCCGAGCGACGGGTTAGCCTGGCGGATCGCGTCGGCATCATCAACCGGACACTTATCAGGAGCCGACCACTCGAAATATCCGAAAGAGCCGTCCTGCTCGCCATTGGCGAAAGCCTCGGCAACATCCACACCATCAGCCACATACTGCTTCCAAGCGTCCACGAGCTTACGGCCCTTATC